AATAGATGAGCCGCTTGCATTCGCGTAACGCCCTCTCGTTAGCCTGGAACCTGTTCCTGATGTACAGCAGTTCAAATTTCTTAGCCTTCGTTGGTGCGCCCTCAACAATGCTGTTGCCTGATACCCTGTAACGGACAAAGTCCTGCTTATTTGTATCCGGGTTACGGAACTGCACTTCGACGCCGTCATAACCTCCTGGTAGCGTCATATCGAAAGAGAGGGAATAACCGTCTGGCTTTGTATTTGAACGGTTGAATATCGTTGCAGCTGACGTTTTTCGGCTGTCTCTGGTAAAGGAAAGCACCCCGTTATCATCGTACACCGACACGCTGGCAGCATCACATATGCTTTCCATGCGTGAACCCAGCGACACGTCCTCATCATCGAAGGTGTAATCGAAATACCCCAGGCGTGGATCAATTGCATCGATTTCAGCCTGTATCTGGTACAGCCCGTAAATATCAATGCTGGATTCCGGCTGTTCTCCGGTTATCAACCAGTTATGCAGCGCGATGTCGGCAAATTTCCTTGATGGTCTGAGCGTGTAATCAACATGTTGCGTTGCCATGTTATAGCTGATGACGTGCCGGGTGATGAGCGCGTTATATTTCCGGTCGCGTGAGCTGGTAGCGTTTTCCGTAGCGCGTACCTTAACCATAACAAGTGTATCGTCAGGATGAACCACGTTTGAACGCACGTTTACCGCGTGGATTTCCTCTACCTGCAAACGGCTTGAATCGCTGCTGTTGTCAGTGCGCTGGAAAGAAATTGCGTACCGACCATACCCGCCGACAGGCGTAATTTTGTCTGTCCGATAGAACGTCTCTGAAGTGTGATGGTGCGGAGTTGTCTGCTTATACGTGAAAGTCTGCTCAGTTCCTGGGATCTGGTCGTTGTTGTCGTCGACCTTCCAGAGCGTTACTTTCCAGTGCGTTTCGCTGTCTCCGCCAAGCCCGGATTGCGTATGCAACCATAGTTGGCTTGATGGGAGCGGAGAAAAGAACGGGCCGACAATTAATGCCGCATTGTCATTCAGGATGAACTTGGTGGTGTTGATTGTTGCGCTCTCGATGGGGATGCCAGGCCCGTCGAGTCGATCAAACGTAAACGTGTAATAAAGGATCGGATTAACAACCGCGCCGTTGCTGGTTTGAGCAAATCCAATAAGGTTGGCTGACAGCGTAACGTCCTCTGTTTTAGTGCCGCCAGTCACCGGGTATGAAACGTTGATCGTGAATGTAACTGGATGAGGAAATGTCAGATCGGCAAAGTAGTCAAAGGCATCCTGTTTAACAATTTTCATGGCAATCTGGCCGCCAGCATATACGCCACTTACGACAGTGGTTGCCGTCGCCGTTTCTACCGGAAAATCGCCGCTCTCATTAAGGCCTGGCACTTCCTGTCCGTCAACATCATCGAACTGATAGCCTTCGAATACCTGCGGGATAACAGCGCCCGGATTGTAGATGGTATATGAAGCCCCGGCCATTGAACCAAGGTTCGTTTCTGAGAACCTGACCGAAGAAATGTCGTAACGCCCAAGGCCAAAACTCATCAGCTCAGTTACGTATTTCAGGTTTGCGTCATACTCGAAAAGAGACTCCTGGGTCAGGTCCGGATACGCCCTCACCTGCCCGAAATTGTCGGGCTTTGCCTCTCCGTTACGCGCAATGTTTGTTTGACCTTTGAGGCTGTTATTAGGAGAGGTCTTGCTGTTCCCGCTTGCTGCACTGGCATTGGGTTTCGGCATCAGGCCGGCCAGCACTTTTTGCGTAAATTTTATCGGGTTGAGATGTTCAAGAGGGTTGAGAATAGTACCAACCAGACCGCCATCTTTCGGCTGATCGAAGATGATTACCCGATCACCCTCCTGAACGTGAAAGGCCAGCTCATCATCAGGCCCGAGTTCAGTGCCGTTTACTTGGATTCGAATATCCCGATGAAAGCTTTCCTGCTCCACCAGAATCTGGTTGCCGGAGAGTTGCGCGTCTTCCTTCACCGCGATGATACCGGACAGTTTCAGGATCTCCTGCAGGATGGTGCCTGAGAGGTAGTTGTCGCTGTAGTAGCGCTCCCAATTGGACATGATTTCGCTGGAGACATACCAGGTCTGAGGGGCGTACTGGTTATTGCCAATCTTCAGCGTGTCGCGCAGGGCAATGGCAGCGTTACGGTTCTGCTCGGACGTGGCTGTTGAGCTGGTGAAGTCGATATTCAGGCCTGAAGCCCCCAGGTCGACCATACCGACGCGGCTGTCGCCTTTCAGCCCCTTCCAGGTCTTGCCGTCGAAGGTAACGAAATTGCCCTCTGAATCGCGGAAGCCGTTGAACATGTAATTGACGATTTGGCGACGAACATCCTCAACCGAACCACTCTGTGCATCAGCCAGCGATGCCAGCGCAGAGCCTTTGTTGAAGATCGGATCACGCCAGTGGAACTTAAAGCCGCTGTCGTGCACCACGCATCACGCAGAGCATTGCTGACTCCGGTTGCCTGCTGAAATTCACTGGCTTTGAGCATCGTCAGTACCCCCAAGCCGCTTATCAATCTGGCGGCGTACTTTTGTTGAGATGTAATCAACACCCAGGAAGCCGATAAACACCGCTGCTACGCGCGTTGTGTCTTCGCTGAAATTCCAGTTAAAAACAGATCCAATCACCTGAAGCGTTGGCTGTAAAAAGAAGGCAAACAAGCTGCACATCGCGGCATCCAGCAAACGCCGGGGCCATGATTCTTTGCCGATATACGTCGCGCGGAGGATTGCCATTACACCGGCAAGACCTGCGTATCCCGATTCGTTTTTATGGGCATACAGCCAGGCTATAAGACTGGCCCAGAATCCAGGGTCTTTGTCCGGCATACGTTTCATCTCCACCTCCGCCTGTACAGGGTCGGTGCTGTGTTAGTCATAGGAATGCGCCTCATCCAGTGCGGTAAGAGATAAGTGTTTAGCTGTCTGGATGGGCGCGAATTAAAAAGCCAGCGCGAGGCTGGCAAGATGAGGGTGAAGCAATTTGGCTCTGTGGCCTAAGTACCCTGGCTGGGGTTTGGTTGCGGGCTAACTAGCGATACTGCTTGAGATTATTTTTTACATGCGCGTTGCTTATACGCATCTTTTGCATGTTCTCATGCCTAGTAACTAACCTAAGGTTTTCTAGAGAATTATTGGCTTTGTTTTCATCAATATGGTCTATCTCATAACCATCTTTAATAGTCCCATTGAATGATTCCCAAACTAAGCGGTGAACATAACATCTCTTTGTAAGGTTATTGTTTGTAACAGAAACTTGATAATAGCCCGCCTTGCCATTTGACACTGGAACCAAAGCTTTGGATGGTATAGTCCTTAAATAGCTTCCGGTAGCAGAACGTTGCTCGAAAGTCCGTTCTTCCCTAGTAATTGTTCCATCTTCGGAAACTACTAACCAAGCGCCATTGAACTCAATTCTTTTCATAACCGATGCTTTGCTTATTAAAAAGCCCCGCAACGTAGCGAGGCTTATAAGTTGAGTCGTCAACCAAAACTATGGCGACAATATCAGATTTACATGAAATATACGTCTTTCAATCCAGTTTTGCAACACTTGGTGCGAAATTTGTCGCCTTTTGTTGTGAACGTGATCGCGTTACCTGTAATAAAGCGTTGCGGTCCATCGTCAGAAAGATGGCCTTCATATCCACCCAGCGATCCGTGAAAGTCTCAGACCAGTTCTTTGGTGTCACTCCTACCAGCTGCGCCAGCTTTTGGTATTCGTAGGTTTCACGTCCTGCCAGTTCCGCTTTCACGTCCTGCGCCGCCAGCCAGATAAGTGCTTTCAGTCGGTCCAGAGTTTTTCCGGCCATCTTGCGACCGCATAGTTTTTCTTTGAACTCTGCCCAAGCCCATTGGGTAATCGCCACCTGATGCTCAAAGTGGGTGTTCTCGCTGTAGTTCCAGAGAAGCCATGCCTTTTGGTGCTCATCGAGAGACAGCACCGCACGACGCCATGATGATGTGCAGAACTCGACATGATTCACCAGGGGAATGTGTGAGCCTTTTGCGCGCGACTGTTGACCGGGGATCGGTGGGTTGCCTGGGTTAACCATGCGACCAGTAACCGGAT